GCCGGAATAGGGAAGAGAGGACGTTGAGAGGAGTGGGGGAGGGGAGTGGGGGGAGGGACAAAACAAAAGCCCCGCGGCAGGCGGGGCAAAGACAAATATACCAACTTATCCTCTTGTCCACAATCATTGTACCACAATCCTCAGAGCTTGTCAAGTTAGGATGCAAGGTAGGGAGAAAGAACTGAGGCAAAGCAAAAAAGACCCTGGCAGGACAAACACAAGAACAAAAAGAGACAAAGAGAATTCTGTTGCCGAAATGGATACTCCACTCGATACTCAGGATGTGACTTGTTCAGCCTCTTGGAGGATGGCGAGGCCAGTGGGTGTGATGGAGCGGCCACGGGAGGTGATTTCGACGAGGCCGGCGGAGATGAGGAACGCCTCAGTGGAACGAACTGTTTCCGGGCCGGCCTGGAGGATGCCACAGAGGGTGGAGAGGGAAGTAGGCTTCCGTGCAACGGTTCGCAAGTAGGTGAGCTCGCGGTAGCTGAGGCCTAACGGCCAGCCAAACTTCGCCAGTGTCTTGTAGAATGTATCGCGGGTGTGAGGAACGGTGAACCGTAAAAGCACGGCAAACTGAACCACACGACGGGGAATCCCACGGCTGGCCTCTGCAACCAGGCCGGCAGTCGTTCGGTCTAGCCCATAACTCATCGCAATCGTAGTGAGGTCTTGAAGGGTATATGGTTGCATGCAGAGGGTGAAAAAACGGGAGCGAAGCGCTTCGGGTAACAGGCCCTCATCTGTCGTTGTTCCGATTATGGTAACCTTGTTCTCTGTCAGAAGTGGGTAGATAGCTTCTGGCGTCTTGAGGCAGTGAATCTCATCTAGGAGTATGCCGGCCTTTCCAAAGAGATGGTGTGGACTGAGCTGAGTAGTCTGGCCGCAGTCAACCCGTAACACCCTGCCACCTTCCCACGAGAGAGCATACAGCCCAATCAAAGTCTTCCCTGTCCCTGGCGGGCCCACAAGCAACACGGGGATTCGCTGCGGCAGTAATACCCGCAAAGCATCTAGAACTGCTTTCTGGTTCACAATGGCTTGAGAACTCACAACCCCTCCTTATTAAAAGCCTCGCTAGGGAAAACAGACGCGGCAATGATGATAAGCTGGTTTGAGTTTGCACAGCCTAACTTGCGGCAGGCAGTTGATACCGCATGCCGAACAGTCTGGTACGAAAGATAGCACTTCTCAGATATTTCCTTCAGGGACAGCCCGCCTGCTAAGCCACGCAGCACCGCCACTTCGGACGGCGTGAGCAATTCCTGTACTTTACATAACATCGCAATCCTAGCGGACAGCGACTTCGCCAGAGCAAGCGCTGGGTCCAGCTTCCCCTTGAGCATACAGCGAAGTTCCTCAGCCGTCGTCGTGGGTTGGATAATTCCACATACTTCAGCGCCAACCAAGGCCGGAAACTTGCCAGCACAAAAGAGAAGCGTCGGCTTCTCCTGTGGCACATAAGCCTCAGCCGATAACACCAACACGTCTGCCTGTCCTGGCGTATCCACAACCTTGTGCTCCGGCAACATCTCCCGTATGCCAGCCCTCACCATATGCAACTCTCGCTGAACATAAATCCTCATATTACCTCCCCAAACTTGACGAAATGGGTAATGTAGGGTATCATCACGGGATAGTAGAGGGATAAACTAGGGATGGCAATGGAAGACGTAGGGGAAAAGACTAGGTTCAGACGGGATTTCATGCCCCGCTGTGGCGCCAAAAACCTTGTAGGAAAGCCATGTCTCAAGCCCGCCGGTTGGGGCACGAAACATCCAGGAGTAGGCCCTTGCAAATTCCACGAGGGGAAGGTGTTGGCCGGCGAAAGCAGATACCCACCCCTCATATACTTGCTCGACCCACAGTTACGGGCCTTAGTGATGCGCATGCTCCAGAATGATGAGGAGCTCATGAACCTTCGATACGAACTGGCGGTGCTTCGCTCGCGCTTTTTCGAGATGGCACTGGAAGGTGAGAACCGCGACCTCACCACCCTCGCAAAATCAATCGGGGAGCTGGCAACGCGACTACAAGACTTGGAGACATCCAAGCATATGTACATCCACGTTGGAGTAGTAGGTCTAGTGCTACAGGCAGTCGGGCAGGTCGCGGCCCAGTATGTGCCCGACAACAAGCGGGAAGCGTTCGCGGCTGACCTGAGGGAAGCGGTGCGAAAACTCTTGCCCGCATCCACTACCAGAGCAATCGCAGCGAGCAGCCTGGCCGAACCCATATCAAGCGGAATGTAAAACATATCTACCGCAGCCCTTACACCATAAATATCCCAAGCCCAGCCTCATCCAGCAGAACCTTTTCGAGAGGAGATATGTTCTCCAAGTGTTGTAGGCTTACCGCTGCCCAGTAGTAGGAGTAATCACCTGGCCCTGGACAGCCCACGGGAATTGGCTTCCCGACCGGCAACTTACGCCCACAGGCCGGCGTAAGCCTGCCCACTATATGTTGTTGCCCGCCTGCTTCCATCATGCGAATACGAGTAAACCGCATCTTGTGCCGAACCGCCAGAACCAGTTGCTTGGCCTGCTCAGGGTCTGGCGCGGAGAGAAATCCCGAAGGAAACGCAAAATGTGTTGCAAAAATCTCCTTTAGGAAAAGCGGCGTGAGCTCAAAGCCCTTCGTGGCCCGCGCACAGGCTGGACATGCAACTGTTCTGCTCAGCAGAACGGTGATAAGCGAGCGCGGCAGTATCCACCCCTTGTGGATTGTGTTACATGGCACGCTACGCTTGATACAAGGCACGTCTTCCCTAATGGTGGCGGTAACACACTTGCCCCAGCCACCGATGAGGTCAAGCTTCACTCCAGACCCAGTTAGAAGGTCAGTGCTAGTCGTCCTAAACTCCACAAAGGGACAGGTGAAAAGTGTACGGCCGGCCTCACAAACCGCATCCCTGACCAACCAGTTAGTACAGGCTACCCCAACCGGCTCCTGGACTATCAAGTCAACCAGGCGCTTGCGCACTTCGCCGCGCGGCCTGTACAAATCGCTAATCGGGGCATTCACCAGCGTATCAAGGAGCCTAGCGCCCGTCTCAAGCCTAAGGTCAGACACAATCACCTCTTGGTCACTCTCATCTATCACTGTGAAACGCCCATCGCTCTGTTCGATTACCATCTTAGCCTCCTAAATCATCGCAATAGCCAACTCAGGCCGGTCTAAACACCTCTGACATATCAACTCGTACAGCGGCCCTGGAAACTCCCGCTTGAGCAACGGCGGCAGCTCAGCGAGCCGTAAAACCTCAAACCGGCTACCCTTTGTCTGCCTATCGCACACCCGCCTGAACACCACCTCAAGCAACACACAACTTATCCTCTGACCATTTGGCCCGTCAAACTCAGCCCTTGAGCAGCCCACCAAAATCTGAAACCTGTGTGAATAAAACCCACGGCAACCAGGACGCTGGAGAATCTGCACCATATACGTCGGAAACGGTGCTTCGTCCCACCAAAAATCGCCGGCCTCAATCGCCTGTTCACAATCGGGACACCGCTCAATCCTGGCCATAACATCTGGAAGTCTAAGGACGTCCTTGCTGAACAACGCACAGCGATTGCTAGGGGCAACAAACAGGTTGCCTGTACACTCAACTAACCCGCTCTCCAACTGCTTAGCCTCATAAAACAATAGCAGGCCAGGACATTGCAAATCCTTGCACCCCTTACACTCTTTTCGCATCGAAACCTCCTAGATAAGCCATATCAAACGCTCTCCGCTGTCAAAATATCGCTTGACAAGCCCCTCAGCAAGCCACTCAGGACAGTCATAGGCCAACAGCAATCGCTCTACCTCCAACGGTCGCGGCTCAGACACTCCAAACATGTACTCCCAGGTGCGGCCTGTACATACCTGTCTGGCCGATAAATAATAAGCCCCATGCCTTTTCTCAAGAATCTCAAACTCAAAACGGTGGGAAAGATAACCCCGTTGTCGCGGCCCATAAATCGTATCAATCAGCGGCCTAAACGGGGCATCCTCAAACCAGGCCGAAAGGCGCGGCCTCTGAGCGGCCTCCAAGCAAGCCCCGCACCTCACAAACAGGCCAGTCAAATACTCCCACCGAACCAAGCGGCGCTTGATAACATAACAACATGACCCGAAAGCAATCATCGCGCCTTGCTTGTAAAAGCCCCCTATCTCTAACTCTGTCGGTCTAGGACAGCGCTTTGAGCATACTGTACAGTACACACTTGCCTCCTATAGCGCATAAATCAGGACTGCCGCATCGCCTATATCTTGCATCGCTTGTTTGGCAAACCGAACCGCTAACCCAGCGAAGGCCGGCGCATGGTCGTACACTTTCCTGATTATCCTCTCCCAACCCTCCTGAAACGTAAGCCAAAAGCCAACGCGAACTTGGACGTCCGCCCTGCAGAACGGCCATAGCCGAATATAGCCATCCAACACATACGCTGTCATCCGCCCGCCATGTAAGCCAATCGGCCTCCATTGCAAGCACGATTGCGCAATCAGCACATGGTCAAATACCCCTGGCGTATGGCGGTCTAGGCGCAATGGCAGCGCCCTAGCCGTCTCAAGCCCTATCTGTAATGTTGACAACCTAAACTCCGTTAGGTTGTCCGCCACCATATCGCCGCAAACAGGGCACGGTTGCAATCTTTTTATCAGTGCCTGCGCCGGAAACTCAAGTTTACGCACCCCAGACGGAAAAATACCTTTGGGACAGCGCCGGTTGACCCGACATGTAATCATATCCGACAGATGATACGTTCCCTTCGACTCCAATTGCAAAAGTGAACAGTCAAACGCCTCCTCGGCTTTGCATCCATCACAGATTGCCATCTTACACCTCCTAAATAGATAGTATCAACAACTCAGGTGGAATCGTCTCCTCTGCTTTCGCTACTACCATATCAACGAAGCGCTGTTTTCCAGGAAATTGCGGAAAACTTTGCATATACCTCTGAATGCGGCTAATCGGAAACCCATCTATACCTGTCCGGCCTGCCAGTGTGTGCCCTTCCTCCTTTGTGCGCCCATTACAGCAAACCCTATACTCTATCTTTATGTTGACATACCAAAACGAAAGGTTAGTTATATCCCAATTGATAGACACTGTTACCTCAAGCATATGGTCAAGGAAGCCAGGCTTTGCCGCTCCTTTCTGCCAGCGCGAAAACTCCAACAGCGCCTGCAACTCTGAAATCCGGAAAGCCGAAACACCATCCGAGACGGAACAATCCGGACAAGGCCGTAAACGACATAAAATATCGCCAACCCGCACTTTGCACGTCTCCCGCATCACGTCACAGCGGCGCAGGGTGAAACTGTTGAGATAATCGTCAACAGCGTATATCTCCTTCCACAAATGGTCAACCGGTTGTGAAAGCACAAGCCGCGCACAATCAAGAGGACTCGTTGCCTTACACCCCTCGCACAGTGCCTCGTTGCCAAACCCATCATCTAGCAAGTCAAATAAATCGTCCATCTCACACCATCCAAATCACACCTTCGTCCGGCAACTTCCTATACGCCCGCGCGATAACCAAGTCACACAGTAGGTCATGGTCACGAAACTGCCACTTTATACCTTCAACCCAACCCCTTCCATCACGTGCGTCAACATTGACCTGAATTCGGCGCGCATAATCAGGTATGCAAACCGGCGTAAGCCACAGGTCACCGTGCAATTGCCAAAACACCCGCTTACTGTCCCAAGTATGATATGGCGTCCATTCCAGCGAGTCCGTAATCTGTAGCGCATGGTCGTAGTACCCCACAAACGCAATGCTCTCAGGAGACTTATGCACCCGCACTAAGTCCAACATCGCCATTACCCGTGATTGATAGAACGATTCGTAATTGTCAGGTAAGGGGCAATCGGGGCATGGTTGCAATAATGGCAGCACAATAGATACCGCTACCGTTGTGAGATAGTCAGTGCGCCACTCTCTACTTGGCCAAAGCCCGCGTGGGCAATCATCACCCAACCGCTCAACCCACAACCGGTCATTGAGCGTATATAAAACAGTCGCCGGACTGTTTGACGCTAGCAAAAGTAATGGGCATTCCAGGAAGTTATCAATCTTGCAACTCTCACACCATCTGTTCACGTTTTACCTCCTTATCACGCGCTTTGCCCAATCGGGAGCAGTCCCCCTACCAGGCTTGGTCAATACCGCTATCAGGTCATACGTGCCAGGATTGCTCTCGATATACGGCTTACCCACATCGCCGTCCGTTATCAGCAATACCACATCAGGTTGGTAACGTACCGCTTCCACCAGGCCAGGGTTTAGGTTAGTCCCACCCCCGCCAATCGCCCATTGCCGAATATCAGCGCCCCGCGTAACTTTCACGCTCGCTTTCACATCCGCATCGCAAGCCACAAACCAAACGTCCCGATAATCGTTTACGGCTTGCTTTGCGATAGATTCGGCAATGGCGAGCTCGCTTTCAGACATCGAGCCCGAAACATCTAAAACAATTACCAACGCGCGCCGTCTGTCCCGTACCACCTCCGGCAAAACAGCACGCGTAACACCCATCAAGCGCCGGTTGGGCCGCATCATGTCATACCTACTTGTCCCTAGCCGCAACTCACGGCGCAATTCTGTTACCACCAATTGCACCCAACGTGCGTCGTCAACGTCCCCAAATTGCCGTAACTCGCTGCGGCTTTCACGGCCAGCGCCTTGCGCGCTTCGACGCCCAGGAGGCACTTTGGAAGCGGCTTCCTTGACCACTTCCCGAATCTCCCGCTCTGTTAGGCCAGGGTGCTCCTCATCCGGCGCGCCTAACTCCCAAGCCCGTTGCACCCCGTCACTCGCCGAGCCACCTGTCCCACAGTCCGGCAGCGTCTGTCCCGCCGGCAATTGTCTAAAATACTCCTCCGCCGTTAGGCCAGGTGCAAGCCCTAACCCTTGTGGCGTTATCCGGCCTGCTGGCAACGTAATGTCCGGACTGTACCGAAACCACAACTCCAAATCATCGTTTATCTCTGCATCAGCGCATACGTTCCAGCGCTGGAAAACGCCGCCGTCACTTTGCGCGCCATATGGCGCACGCGCAAAGTGTAGCCTCCTTAGGTGCTCCATCTCGTGGCACAGAATGGCCACTAATTCGCCCATACTCCGCTCTAACACATACTCCCGATTGAAATACACCCGCCCATGCATATCCACACTCAGCGTTGGGCAAGCGTCGCTCTCAATCAGCGGAGCAGGCACAAGCAATCTTTCCAACCAGGCCGCATTGCCCGTCCGAAGCAATACGGCCTTTGCCTGCCGAAGTTTTACCATTGCCTCGTCCATTAGTCACCTCCCGCCGTCCGCTGCAGTAACTGCCGAATCAAATCAGCAACATCCGGCGCGTCCCGTAACCAAGCCGCGATTGCCGCTTGGTCAGGTATGGCGTCACGAACATTGCGCACAAACGGCACGGCCAGGTCAGGATGTTCCACTAACTGCGAAATCAGACGCAAGGCCGCCAAAAAAACATCTTTCTCCGGATTGTCCCGCACATGCGCCTCAATGCGACTTAGGACATCCGGCAACAATAGGCTATCTTGGGGCAATTGCGCCTTGCCGCTTAGGTAATCTTGCGGCTTATGGCCTCGTTGACGCAAAAATTGCGCAAAACGCTGCCACTCATGCGCACCTACGCAACCCTCGCCTAATACATCGCGTACCGCTAACGGCGCGCCCGCTGCCTCGCAAGCCGCGAGCAAGCGCACCGCCATATCGCGCGTCCGAGGAGTCGGAAACGCCCAGCACCCCTCCTCCGGCTTGTACGCGCCTATCCCAGCGCCCTCCGCCGGTTGCGCTTCCAGGAAGTCCGCCATCTTGCCAGCGGCCTCCGGAATACGCGCCTTCCAATCATCCGGCAACAGACGCAACCGGAATTCCCATTGCCCCGTCCGCAATGCCTTGATATAATCGCTAGCCGACGATTGCCACTCAACGTGGCAGAACCGGTTAGCCAATTGCGGCGACAACGCGCGTGACCCACCAACCCCTGGCGGGTTCGCGGCGGCCAATACACGCGTCCCCGCTGGAAGCGGGTAATTGCCGGCCACCCGCTCCAGGACAAGGCGAAACATCGCGGCTTGCAACAACTCATCCTGGAAGGTTATCTCATCTAGGAACAGTAGAGGGACTTGGCCGGCCTCCGCAATCCGCTCCAACTCCAGCACAATGTCCGGCACGGCATATACCGTGCCAAGCCGGCCACCAGGAAGCTCCTGAGGAAAAGGAATACCGAGGAAGTCTGTCGGTTGCCGCAGTTGCCCGACAACCGTAACAATCCCCCAACCTAACTGCGCGGCCAATTGCCGTGCAAACGAGGACTTTCCCTCGCCGACCCCACCCCATAGCAATACCGGCACATCGGCCTGCACTGCTATGGCGATAGCCTGTTTTACAACCACAGTGCGCTCCATTTTTTACCTCCCAAGTAAGTGATAGACCCAGCCTAAGTCCGGTTGCAACCAACCCGCTGCAACCAGGATGAGTAAAAAGATAATGAGCCCTAAAAACCCAACAAACGGCATCAGTCCCGCTAACATATCGTCACGCATCACTGGCCTCCTTTCCAACCCGCTTCCACGGCAAGCCTAACAAAATCTTGCCATAACTCTCTGTCAGCGCCACCATACTGATAATACAGCGTACCGGCTTTCAAAATATGTTGGTAATCCGGTACACTGTCCCGCGGAAACAAGCACCGGTATATCACCAAAGCACTTGCCCCCGCCCTATCCAATTCCCGCACTTTTTTACAAACTTCCCGCTTGCGCATCGCAACATCCTCCTTTATATACACCAAATCTTTCACTTTTTCCTGCGCCTACCACCGCTTTGACACGGTTTGCTACCCCAATGCTCAAAGTAATCGTCTATAAAATCACGCCACGCATCACGGTACAATACCCGCAAATCACGTGGCCGTACTAATGTGCCTCCACCACACCGGTATACCGCCACCTCCCAGGTCAGACGCACCTTTGCAGAAAGGTCAGTTACCCGCACCACCCGCCCAGTCCGCGGGTCCTGACAAAACTCCCCCCGCAAAACATCTGCCCAGTCCGGCAGTTGCACAATCGTTCCATTCAAAACCGGCGCGCGGCCATCTGAACAAACTCTGCAACTGCCGCCTCCCATCACGTAACCGACATCACGGCTTAGTGCGTCAATATAAATCACCAAGCCGTAACCGTCATGCGGACAGGACTCGTATAGACAATATACACTTTTTTTCCCTCACCCATCGCAGTAACCTCCTTTCAGAAAATAAAAGGGCGTCTCTTGCCGGCACTTACGCACCGGCAAGGCGCTCCAAACTATTTACTTGAATCAATGTGTTGCCGGCCAGGTCAACAGTGGCGCTGGCAACCCACCAGTCTAACACCGGCGACAACTTGCGAAGCGTTTTTAGTGTTATTTTTCGCCCACCATTATACCTGACCTTTGTGCTTTCCATCCACCCTCGCTTGCCAGGGACATACACGCTGTCCCAATTTGGCAAGCGGACGCGCGTCCCAACTGGAATGGGACTTTTTTCAGTGCAAACAAGGCCGCCCGAACATGTCGCGCCCCCTATCATAGTCCCCTCTGTAGCACTCGTGGTCTCGATGATTACCACAGTGCTGTGATAACGCCACTGCCCAGACTTGAGAGTTATAATGGCCATTTTCGTATACCTCCTTTTTATATGTTTGTTTTTTAGTGCCCTAACGGGCATTACCAAAATAAAAAGCGCGCTGGTTTAGGCCAGCGCGCTGGTAGCAACCGGTGTTATCTATCATGCCTAGCCGCCCACCGGCAAACGGCTAGGGCGAAAAAATGAAGGCTAATACACCCCCTCCAACGCTCGCCGCAGGGCGGCGAACCCAACTCTGTGTGAGATAAAATCTTCTACCAGGTCCCGCAGTGGGTCCCGGTAGATTACCACCAATTTGCTAGGCCAGACCAGTGTGCAGTCCGGCCCGGCTTCGATTCCATCCGGAAGGAACACATTCCGGATGAGACTCATGTTGTGCGACTTGCCGCACATTAGCGCGGCAGTCGCCCAGGTTAGGGGCTCCTTCGTGAGTATGGAGGAGAGGGGTACTTGCTCTCCATTTAGTGAGCATAAAACATCCTCTCCCTCTATCTCGCCCTCCCAGCACCTCTTGACTACCCCCCAATCGGGTAGTTCTACGATTGTCCCGATTGGTGGAATCGGGGGTGCGTCCTGCTTTTCTTCACAGATGTAGCAGGGCACTCCCACCCATACTACGACTCCGACAGTGGCAGTGAGTGGCCTAACTGCCACTGTTCTCCCCGTGCAACCATGACGGTTGTACGGGGTCTCCCGCAAAAACACCATGCTTTGCATCACAAACCTCCTTTTCGCGCGGCCTTTACTATCTTTACCGGCGCGGCTACCGCGCTCTGGCCGTACCGGTAATGCCCTTACGGGCATTGAAAAAACGAAAAAGCGCCGCGCCGGTACACAGCCAGTACCGGCTTTGGCGCAACACTTTTAGTCTTCCTCAAACTCCTCAAGTCTCTTCAAAGCCTTTGGAGGCACTAATGTCTGCCCAAAACGATTTACAGGTGTCTCAGCAATGTCCCACTCCAACAACAGAAACTGGTAGAATAACTCGCGGACGGTTACTTCCTGCGTCTTGAAGATAATCGGCTCGTCCCATATATATTCATCATATATCTCATACCATCCTGGGAGTTTTACCTTTGTTCCTGCTGGCATCTTCTTGCAGTTTGACCAACTGATGACGCCCTCTGTGGGACTCGTTGGTTTGACATGCACTTCGTCGCCTCTCCATCCAACCTTGCGTGTGAATGGTATGCCTCTTAGCGTGATAGTTCTTTTAGCCATCTCACGTTCCTCCCTAAGTTTTACCAACGTTTTACTACAGTTTTCCAAGTTTGTCAATAGGTAGAGCGTACCAAATTTGTCACATCACGTATCAATTTTTATACACCTACCACGCTAGCACCTACCAGTAGTAAAACCACCAAACGCACACCAACATCGGCAATCGGTACTCACGCACGCACGCACGCGCACACACGCTCTCCAATTCACAAAAACCGTCACGCGTACACACACCAACAAGTCAGCACGCACACCACGCGAACGCACACCTGCAATCAGCGCATACGCCACGCACACGCACTCGCCACTCGAACACGCACACTCACAATCAGTACACAACACACACCAATCGCTCAGCGCACACTTGCCATACACGCACGCGCACATGCGCTCCAACATCGAAAATCACACACACGCGCACATGCCAACATCGGCTTTCGGCACTCGGTTCGGCTATCGGTTCGGTACTCGGTTCGGCACTCGGTTCGGCTATCAGCGCTTTCGTGTAGCCTTTGACTAAAAAAAGAGAAAAGTTTCGGAAAGGAGAAAAAATCAGTAATAGGGAAACTCCCAACCCTATCTACACCCCAATTTCAACACTCAGCCACTAGACCAGTTCAGGGCAAACCAGGCGGGGTAGTTTAGAGCTAGATAGGGGTACGGGCTCTTATTCAGTTATGTGTGGTGGCTCAGGTGGACTCCGTCTGATTTCGGCCCATTTGACCTTACGGAGTTGGATGATGTTACGGAGTTGTCGTTCGCGGGTGGAGAGTTCGGAGTTTCCGGTTTTGACTTCGATGAAGATGACTTCTTGGAGGTTTCCGTCGGAGAGGCCGTTGAAGACGATGAGGTCGACGGGGCTGCCGAGGAAGCGGGCGTCTTTAGGGTTATAGGGGAACTCAGGGAGGAATGGCATGAGGTGTTCGGTGACTTTGCCCATGACGACGTGGGCTGAGCGTTTGATGGCATCTTGGCGGGTCCGTTGTTCCATACGGGAGACCCATTCCTGGGCGAGTTGTTTAGCGCGGGAGGTTGCGAGAAGGCTGGCCTCCTGACGGACGGCCTGAAGTTCTCTCTCTTTCCACTGCGCAAGGAGCTCCAGGCTGCGCTGTTCTGCTTTCGCTTCAGCGGCTTGCTGGAAGAGGGAAAGCTCTCGCTTCAAGGCGGAAAGTTTGCTTGCCAGTATAGAAACTGCAATGACCAGCCCAATACAGATAAACACAAGAAAGGTTGTCATTGTGAGTTTGGTATCCTCGCAAGGACTTCCGGTACAACTCTCTCCTCAAGCAGCTCGATTTTTATCCGATTGAGAGGTAGGCTAATCTCATCTATCACGATTGCGTCTGGTGTGATTGTAACGCATTTGACCGCTCGGAGGTTGATAAGCCGTTCAGGCAAAACATCATCGAGTGGCTTAATGAACAACCAATACGTCTCATCCATTCTTCAACCCGCTAGCTAGTCAAATAAGTTTCTCCTGGACATAGCCCGTGGTGTTTGTCCTATTTGCCTCCTTCGCTAGACCACGCCTATTTGCGATGAACTGAGCAAGTGCGGTTGGTTCGGTTGCTAGCAGATTAGCGCCTGAGCAAATCCTCTCAACTTCCAGGAATGCTTGCATTAGCCACCAGAACGGGTGTTCTTCATCCAGGAAGCCACTTCGGGCCAGCAGGTTTGCGAGAATCGGTATCTCTTTCTTCCGCCATAGATAAAGGACAAGGTGCACTTGGTCAACCTGCGCAAGGCTTCCTAAGCCATTAGCCTTCGCCTGTTCTATCAGCTTCTTGTAAGCTTCAGCAGGTCGCCTGTCAAAGGTTAGGATATGAACTATGCCACCCCTGCAATCTACTAAGCCGTTTAGCAACTCACTCAGTTGAATACTCAAACTCCTCGTAAGCTCCTCAACCTGGCCCATCTTAGCTTGCATACCAAATATCAAACGGAAAAGCAGATAGAATGCTGTCGCTCTATCCATCTCATTTAGCTTCGCTTGCTTGAGCGTGAAGCAGGCAGTGAGAGCCTGAACTAGCTTAAGCAGACTTCCCACGGTTACTTCGGTTTCTCCAGTCATCTCTCTACTGTCTCCAGTGGTAACTTCAACTGCCCAGTTCCTCGTCCAAGAACCCAGAGACATTCGGCGCGTCTATGCTCTTGCATTTGCCCTATCTTCCTGCCTCGTGTGCCCATGCTTCTAGTTCGAGGTGTAAAATCACAGGTGATTTCCCATTTGTACTTCTTACAACCGATGGGAAGCAGAATACTATCGTATAGTTCATTCTCATAACCACTAATTGCAAACGAGCCCTTAATCTTGTAAGCCAGGATTTGCAGTAGTTCTTCATGGTCTTCACGTGATAGTTCATGAGCATACGAAGCGCCGAGACCTTCTTTCCTCGTCTCAGGCAGATAGGGAGGGTCTAAATAGAACAACGTCTCGTCTGAATCGTAAAGCTCGATTGCATGCCGCCAGTCTACATGTTCAATCGCGACAGACAGCAGACGTTGATGGATTTCAGGCAATTGGGCAATTGGCCGTCGCCATCTACGTAATGAGTGATTCACTCTAACAGAAACTGCCCAATTATATCTTTTCAGTTTTCCACCAAATGACTGTCTCGCAATGTAGAACCATTGCGCTGCCATTATGGCAGGGTCCTCCTGTTCCGCCCATGTCTCGAAGTACTCCGAGTACAGCTCACGCGAGAACGGGAATGTCGAAACCAGCTCGTAGAACCTCTCAAAAAGCACTGGGTCAGCTAGCACACGGAAAAAGTTGACTAGCCCGCTGTCAATGTCGTTATAAACCTCGACCTTGCTAGGCCTCTTCGCGAGGAGGACGGATGCACCACCACCGAAGGGTTCACAGTAAACTCGGTGCGGAATCTCATCAATGATTTCTACTATCTTGGATGCTAGGCGGGTCTTGCCACCTAGCCAGTGGATAGGGGAACGTAGGCGTGCCATTTGTCGTTTTTGCAAGTTAAAATAGATATCTGACCTTATGGTGCAATCTCAGCTCCCAACCTGTTGTCAAGAAGTCTTTTCAGCTCTGAGTCAGTAATCGCTGCTTCTAATAGCTTACGCAGCAGTTCGCTTCGGGTACAATTGAGGCTCTTTGCAAGCGCGTTGAAAGCTTTTAACATCTCAGTACTCACTCGAAATGTAACCCAGCGCTTCGGTTCACTTTGACCATGCACTCGTGCCTTATATGCAACCAGCGCATCTTGGTATACCAACCAATCATGTTGCACTTTGTAGGCTGGGATACGGCCTTTCTTTGCTAGCAAGCGGATATAAGCTGGCACATAGCCCACTAAAGCAGCGGCCTGGTTAACTGTTATCCAGCCCGGCATAACTGGTCGATGACCTGAAACCGAGTCCTTTTGACCTGACAAGGCACCTTGTCCTTCACCCGCCATAGCTAACTTCCTCCGTTCTGGGCTATACCTCAATCAGAGTTTGGCAATATCATATCACGCCTCTCCCCATTTGTCAAGCAATTTCTTTGAGAGAAGTTAGTACTCTTGACAAGGGCTTACAGGTGTTGTAAAATATGGACAGATAGGTTAGGTTGAGCTTATATGTCAACTATCACAGGCGAACTGGAATGGTGGTTGGAGCATAACCCAGGGAGCAAAAGGTTTATGCAACCATTCAACTATTACGGCGGAAAGACCCATCTAGCACAACATATTATTCCTCTGCTCCCGCCTGGAAAAATCTATGTAGAGCCGTACTGTGGGGCAGCATCGATTTTCTGGCACCTGCGAGAAACTTATCCAATAGTCGTGCTTAATGACTTGGATGAACGAGTAATAAACGTCTTTCGGGTCTTACAGAACCCTGAGACCTTTGACCAGTTTTGCCATCGAATTTTTTGGACACCATACTCACGCGCTGAGTTCAAAAGGGCTATTGAGCTATTAGAAAGCGCGGACCCTGTCGAAAGAGCCTGGGCGTTTTATACTGTTACGAACCAATCTATCTCAGCAGATTTGCATCAGGTAGCACCAGGGAGGTGGAGTCGTGCACTTACAGTTCCCAGCACTCAGGCATCGTTAAGATGGCGCGCGCGAAAGACTTTCTTGCGGAGATGGCATGACCGCTTATCGCGGGTGAACCTTGAATGCAGAGACGCCCTGGAGGTGATTCAGTACTGGGATACACCACAGACAGTCTTTTACATTGACCCTCCTTATGTTCCAGAAACTCGTAAGGATGCGAATAAGTACCACCATGAAGCAGATATCGGTCACCACCAGAAGCTCGTGGAAATCCTATTGCAAATTCAGGGCTCAGCTGTTCTATCAGGATATGACCATCCAGTCTACAAGCCTCTGGAAGAAGCAGGTTGGGAGCGTCGCGAAATCAAGACATTTTGCAAAGCAGCTGCCCCAACTCGCAAGAATGACTTGAAAGGCACAGGCAGAATGCTGGCCAAAGTGCCACGTGTGGAAATAGTCTGGCGGAAAGCAAATGAGCCGAAGCTCCTATGAGAAAAGAGAGTGTAGGGGGTCTAGAAAGTTGGAGGCGGCGGGAATCGAACCCGCGTGTGCCCGAAAGCCCTGCGGCCCTACCTCGGACATCGAACCATCCGCCCCCTTTCAGTGCTAAAAGACTTGGTCTGAGCTGGACTTAAGCGGTACAAGTTTGTCCAATTCCGTCTTAGCGGTTTGCAGCGCCTCCACCGCCTTCTGTGTTAGCTCGCGGACTTCCGCATCTGGACGCTCGGCCAGGAACGCCTCATATGCCGCGATTGTGGCGTCTACGCCGACTACAAGCGCGTCTTGAGCCTCCAGCGCGCACTCTGGCGCTTCGGCTTCGAGAGCCGCTATCTCCCGTCTAATCGTGCGCATCTGGAGAATATAATCCGATAGCGCAATTCGTGGCGTCTTGGATGCGACCGCCTCGACATCCGAGAACCCCTGCCACAGCACAGATAGTTGCTGCGCCCATTCCTGCAATTTATATGGGTCACAAGGATCTACGGTTGGAACTGCAACAATAGATGTTGGGATTGGCGTAGCGGTTGGCACTACAACGGTTGGCACCGTGGTTGGCGCTGCAGTTTCCTGCTCGCCCTGAACTGCAGTCGGATGGACAGTTATTCTATTCCGTCCCGGCATCGTGCTGTCTATGCTTCCAAAAGTCCAGCCCATCGAGAATACCACCACGTAGCTTAGCGCTAACAAGGTCTTCGTTCGCTTGTCCATCTTCTATCTCCTTTAGTCAACTGGCCTACACTCATTCCGTGCCACGAGGCGCTCGGCACGCTTCACATCCGCAATGTAGCTTGTGCCTTCGACCCACCGACCGCTGGCCGTATCTGCCCAGCGCCATTGAATGGCCACATAACCATCTCGCTCTGGACAGATTACCAGCAAGTCTACGTGGCACAGAAAGTGTTGACAATGTGGCTCGCCGTTTCGCACTGCCTCGCGAGCCCTGACAGCATCCCACCCGTGGCGCTCCAACGCATGGTCACGCCAGATAAGCGGTGCGTTCACGTCTAGCGGCAAGCTGGGCGCCGAGATAGCTTCCTGCGCCTGTACAATCGGCAGCGGTACAGCTGCAGCTTCCGTGAGCGGCGCGCACCGTGTACAGAATGCCACGACTAATACTGCCCCCGCTATTGCCAATGCCAATAAAATCCAGTCACTCGATGTCGTCTGTCCTTTCTGCATTGCAACCTCCTGGCGTGAACACTTTTAGCCAATCATCTCATAATCCAGCAGCGGATTCGGCCCCTCCCATTCGGGATGAAGAAACCGAATAGTCATCTTTCCAGCCTCGCCGGGGATAATAGCCCGAATTTCCTCTGGGAAGTTCCCATAGTGAACGCTAGCATCCTTCGGAAGCCCATTCTCTGGACGAAAAAGGAAAACTTCTCTGGACCCAGGGAACCTTGAGCGGTAGAACCAAAGAAGACGCCAAGTCTCTTCCGGCAGTTCTACCGTTAGCGGGTCTTCCTGTGCTTCAAAATGGCCTAGAATGTTGCCCTCCTGGTCTATTATGTAAACCGGAAGGCCTTTTGTTTTTTCATCCCAAGCAAGTGTGCAATCAGGAATAAAGACCTTCATCGCTATCTGTCCCTTTCTTGCTACTCTAGCATAAGTATTTCCCTGTAAATCATTCGCGCGCTCACATCACTACGTCCATCTAGGTACTCTATCACCTTCGAGAACCGCTGCGTCTTAGACATTGTGTTCCTCCTTTATAAAGTCACTTCTTGCTGCCGAATGCTAAGGCGGCAAGTATTGATTCGAGTGCCAACTTGAAGCCGCCTGAAACACACTTTCGACAAGAGCCTACCTCAACCGTCAGAATGCCATCTTTAAGTTCTTGCTTCTCAATCTCCAGCTCACTGCCACAGTCAGCACATACTGCTTTAACCACGTCAACTAACCTCATCTTGTTCTTCTTCAGTAACTCATTCACTAGGTCACCCACTTCATGCAGCTTTGGTTCTGCCATTGTAACCCCTCCTTTAAAAGACGCTCTCATAGGCCAACCAATCTAGGTCTGGCAACAGGTCAGTCAAGTCCTGGCTGTACTCTAGAATGCGGCGGACTACAAATCTAATCTGTCCCCTTGAATCTGCACGCCAACCCTCAGCATCTAAACAACCTTCTAGCTCTTCTATCAGCTCGCTAATTATCTTACGTGCACTCCGTGCTGTCTGGTCTAGTTCTTTAGTTTCCATGTTTTATCCCTCCATTTGTGTTGTCCGGCACTGGCACAGGCGAATGTGTCTTGAGGAAGCCAACCGCATGACATCTAGGGCACTCATCGGCTAATGCAGAGAGTGCACCGCACCACCCGCACCTAAGACACTCGGTCAGCTTCCCGCTGCCGTTTGAATGAACCCATCCACGTTCAGTCCACTTCAGCTTCTGGTTGCACACATAACAACGCATCTGAACAAAACCTCCGGGCGGTAGATGATAGGAAAAAGCAGGCTGAGTTGGGAACTTGGGGCACTCTACTCCGCAATTTGCGCAACCCGCGCGGCCAGCCCCTACCTGACGCCTTATCTGGCGCGTCCCAAACTCAGCCTGCTTTGGAAAGGAGGCAAAGCGATGAGCAGCCTTACCTACCCAAGCACTTTGCACCTCTACCATAGCACACCTCTGCTATATCGTCAAGAATCAAGCATCCCACATATGCGCCCATGAGATGAGCAGAAACCCTAATACTAGGATAGTGTACATGACCCACATCATCATTTCTGCTTCCCATCAGATGACTTCGTAGTAGCCAGGAGATGCAGAACCGCCTTCAAGCGGTTTGTCATGCAGTTCTGACAGGGGCTTACTTCTGCCTGAAACACACCTTCTTCGAACTCCCGGCTCTCTACCTTCAGCTCATTACCACAGACAGAACAGACTATCTTGACCACATTGATTTGTTCTCTTTTCCCTCGCATCAAAGCATTCTCCTTCAACCTTTGTTTCTGCTCCCAAAAGAGCTCTCCGATTAACGGAACTTCACAACCAGCATAATTCCCTTGCGCAACTTGTTTTCTACAGACCTCTATGTATCCACAACCACGGCAAGTGTGCCTTCGCTTAAAACCGTTAGTCTGCCAGAAAATGCCTGCTAATGTCTTCAGAGGTATTCCCAAAAACTTGACTTCCTTCCAAACAAGCGCCCGTCCCAGTGTGCTTCTGTGAAAACCATGTCGCGTTAGAAGGGTATCTCTTGGTTCTCGGCCTCGCTCAGGACTAGGCATCTTACATCAGGCGGCTCCTGTTCAAACCATAAAATCAATGCTCCCATCTCAGCCATCGAGAGTGATTGAGCTGGCCTCCCATACGCCCATTTTGCGATATGGTCAGCGGCTCCGCCCGCTAATTCACTCAACCGCTCAAGCTGCTCCCGCGTACAAGGCAGCCCTTTGGCTGCCTTTAGGACAGAGCTGGCCACGTACATCACTTCAAGCGACCTTTTCTCGGCTTCTATGACTTTTGGATTTCTTGACATATACCATCCCCGTTGCAGAATCCAGGAGCTCAGCAAGTTCGTTCTGAACTTCCTCAAGGTCAACTTCATTTAGTGGGAGCTTCACCAACAGACCAGCCCACTTCGGGGTGCCGTATTTCATCACCAAAAAGGCAATCCCTTGACTTTCCTGTGCCTCATCTAAAGGCCTCCTCGTCTGAAATGCAGCACTATCGAATATCAGCTTCATGCAAACACCTCCTCCTCAGCGGGCACTAAGACTTCAGGCGGTGCCAGTTTGTAACTGATGCGTTGGAAATCGTCTAAATTCAGAAGTCGCCCGCCATGGTTGGTATACAACAACCCAGCCACAATGAATGCCCACCATTCGGTCGAATCAACTAGAAGCCTCGTCACGAGCCAAACTAATGCTTCCCGTAGCTGATTAGCATCACCCCGTTCTATCAGCTTCATGAGACTAGGGCTCCACTTCCTGTCAAACTCCCGCACTGCCTCATAAACCTCTTGGTCTTCTTTTGTTAATTCTTCCCAGTTCATTTTTAGCACTCCTCTGCTATAATTTTGCTCACATTATACTAGCCTTTCCTCGGCAGTCAATGCACAACTGCTGCAGGCGGTGGCACAAATGTAGAAAAAAGTGACAGTGAGGTGGCAGTTTTGGCAAGCTCGAAAGCGCAGCGGCTCTCTTTTGTTGGGAGTCCCTCAAACGCTAACTAATAACCTTGTTCGTAAACCAGACACGCATAATGATTGTCAAGGCGCCGATTAGTATGTTGACAACACCGGCGCCATTCAGCGACCCTACCTCAATCTGTTGCTGAACGATTTGCAATACTCCTATCAGCGTCTCGATGATGCCCAACCATACAATCTTGCTTTCCCACCACTTCTTGGTCTCCATCTCAACCTCCCGTATCATACACTGTAAAACTTGAAACAAATCCGCAGAAACGGTTTGATAACGCGCTAAGACGGCTTGATAATCCGTCCGCCTCGGACATAGCGCCCATCTCTATTCTAATCTCCTGACTTTTTATACGCCCGCACTATCCGGCCTGTCTCAGGCCGATAGCGATAACCTACCTCAAGTATCCGCCCAGCTACACACCATTTCGCCACGAGCGCTTCGGCGCGTCGCCTTTTCAGCTTGAGCTGCCGCATGACATCATAAATTGTAAACTCATCTGACGCAAGTTCAGGGGCTAATGTATCTCCCAGCCCTACCGCAGATAGCTCTTCGATAATCTTCTGCCTATCTATACCTTCCGCTGTATCCGCAGGTCTAGCCAGTGCGTCCGTTCCAGCCAACGCCCCACCTCCCCATTAATGACCTCGAAGGCAAGACATCCTACACCCAACAAGTGCGCGCTTTGCATCATCTTTCGCCCATATGGAGACATCCCGCTATAAGATGGTAGGCTAATCATATCGCACATATATTGTCCTACCCTAACCGTCTCGTGCACGGGATTGTGATAATGTGCGCGCAGGAGAATGCGAGGGGGTGCGCACCCCCGCCCCACTTCATTCATAATCACGCTCTGCGCGTAGAGGCGTGCAACATTCCCGCGTGTCCAAAATCGAATGCCCGACTGCGGCCCGTGATGGGCGATGTCTACTAGACAGCCCTCTATATCCAATAACAGGTGCGATACAACTTCCGCATTCCTAATTCTCGCCGCAACCAGATTGACCAGCGTGCCCATCTCGTCTAGCTCATGCGGATCAGTACCAATCACGAGAAATATCCGCTCGGCGCGTGGCCACTGCTTCGTATTCCCAACCGCAATCTCCACCTGGTCAGAAAGCCGTGGCGTAACCAATGCATGGGAGACGCGGTTGCCCTGACATATGTCTCCCACGTGAACAATCAAAAGGCGGTCGCGCCCCGCAAACTCGCGCACCGCCTGCATATCCTCTACGTAGCACCCCCACAACCACTTCTGAAACTCCGTCACGATAGGGCGTATCGGCTCGCCTGTATCATCGGCGGGCAGTATGATGTCGGGGTTCATCAAGCCCAACCGATAACCCGCATGGGTATCCGCCAATGCGAGTATGACCGTTCGCCGCCGCTTCGTCAATTCCTATACCCAATCCACGCTGCTATTGCGCTCAGGACAGCTGATAGCGCCGTCTGGATCCCGGCCCAGCCGCCAACACGAACCTTCATTGCCTCATGTTGACGTTCCAAGTCTCGCAAACGGGCATCGTGCTGCTCGATTTGCTGGCAGATTTGTCTCATCTGCTCGCGCGTCTCAGCACGCCAGCTATGCAAGTCGCTTGACAATTGGTCTAGCTTCGTCACGACAATCGCAAGGGCTATTCTATCGTCTGTTCCTTCCAACCCATCTGGCGTCATTTGGACTTCATCATCTCTCCTATCTGTTGAAGCTCGTTGCCCCATAGTTTGAAACTATCCCAGCCCACAAATGCCTCTCCAACCGTGAACAGCGCCGCCCCTACCAGCCTATCCTCATGTGTCGTATTCCAGGCAATGCAGCGCTCTAAAAACCGCTCCAGATATTGCAGATACTTTGCCCAGTCCCCATTGAGGCACTCTTTCGACCGCCAACCATCGTTCGGCAGCAGATTATAGCCACCCGTCACGGGTTTCCCTCCTACCGCTCCACACTCGCCTAGAAACCAGCGTACCGTCGCGCCGTAGCTTCGCAGCGCATCGTCAATCTGCATCCAGCGAAACTCTAGCCAGCGGCCATGCGTCTCAAAGTCATCTAAACTACACCACGTCGGGTTGGCGGCAAAATACCCATGATAACCGAAAAGTCCACCGTTCTCTTGCACAACCTGCGCCAGCGGCGCCAAGTCTTTCCACTGGTCTTCGGGCGGATTGCCCACTGCCGCACAGAAGACGCAAGCTCCAACACGCGGCTCGGCAGCTGCCAATTCTCTCACAAACTGCAACTCCCAATCCCGCCAACGGAGGTTGTCTGCTCTGTCCGTCCCATATACTTCGTTGGGCCCTTCCATCCAGAATCGCTTGCCGAACACTAACGGGAGGTTGCGCTTCTCCAGCTCATCACAAACGCGTCTGAGCGTATCGAGATTGGCCCGCACCCTCTCTTGAGGCGTTGCCCAATTCCCTTCTGGTCGGTATACGCAAACCATCCCCGGATTGAGTACCTGCGCTGTGATAATATCCTCGCATCCTGTCACCCGCTTGAACCCCACTGGGCGGTGGGTGTAGAGGAAGTCAGACAGCCCACCAATCCATGTCTGCGCATGCGCCGTCAGCAGGCGTCGCAATTGCCCACCTGACGGCGCTGTACTAGGGTTTGGCGCGAGGATCCTCCAGCTATCCACCCCAGGATAATGCTCGTCAAGCCAGCCCGCGATGTTTTTCCACGGGTCGTACATCCAATAGCGCCCATTCTCATAGCGCGTCACCATTACGAAGTGCTCATATGTCTGCGGCGCGACTTCCGCTAATGCGCATTTGCCAGTCGTCAATGCGTTCCGAACATCTTGCTCAGTGCCGCTGCTGATGAAAATTCCTAGCCTGGCATTGATTGCTGACCATAGCGCTCGACATCCCGTGTAGCCGCTCGGCCCCAGCGTTTCATCCACCGTTATGGGCGTCGCGTCCAGTTTTATCTTCAGATAGCGCTGCGCCATCGCGAGGCAGGTGATAAAACAGCCCGCCTGCCCAATCGTGAGCGTACAGTCAGGCCCGCCAAACCGTCTGCTGGCCCACAAGGGGTCGCACTGGCTTAGTAAGACTTCATCCGTTGCAGGCTTAGGCTCAACGCTGCCAGCCCCCTCGAACCGCACGTTGACACCGGGATAGTGCTTCCGATACCAATCTAGAAACTCCTGTCTGCGTTCCGCTGGAATATCCCACAGGACTGCATTGCGCACGCTCAGGTCGCCGATGCCCGCATCATCATAGCTGCCGCCGACTGTCGCTCTGCTCTCTTGCCAGCATTTACGGAAGATTTCGGTCGCCCGCTCCAATGAGGCATCCTGCGGGATAACATGATACGTCCGCACATAGTCAATCCGCGGAGCGCCACGCGGCGAAGGTGATGGCGGTGGCGTCTCAGCTTCAACTACCACATCATCCCAGTAGCAATCGTTGTGCTTGAACGGCCACTTCACACGGCTACGCAGAAATACGGTCACTTTATTAGACTGCGCGGTAGCCTCGGTAACTAGCTGCTGACAATAGCCATTGTAGATGGCATATGCCGTGCTCCAGACAATCTTATCTGAGCGCGGGTCGGTCCCACCCGTGGGGTCAATCCCCACATCGAACAGAATATTGCCCGCGGCATCGTTCTGAGCATCACCATTCAGTGCTGGAATATCCTGCTCTGCAATCGCAACAACCTTCCGACCTGCCCATTCGCTCCAGAACGGGTCGTCGTTCGCTGGCCCGCCCGCATATCCATTGCTCCAGGCATGCGCCCAGGCGCTCACTTTTACAATCTGTCCAGGTGTAATATCTAAAACTTTCCATAGGCCTGCAATCCCTTTGCGGTAGAACCAGAACCACATAAAAGCGCCGCTCCCAGAGTGAACGCGCCGCGGGTCAGCCGATACCCAACAGTAGCGCGCCTCAGGCTGGTCAAGCTCTCCAGGCTTGGAGAAAAACCAGAACGCCCATCCATCTGGTGCAAAGATATTTCCCAGCTCAAGCTGCTCAGCAGACTTTCCCTCTGTAAACCGATAACAGCGATGCGTCCACTGCCCACTCTCAAACGATTCTGACAAGACTCTCATCTCAAACCTCCGTTTCTAAATAATAACCTGTCACTTGTAAATACGTACTACTCGTCGCTGCACCTGCTACTACTATCTCAAAGCTCGCGTTACTGTCGAGCGCAACATCACCGCCAGTGTCGTTGGTAATGTTTGCAACCATGGATGTCACCCGAATATGACCCGTACCAGAAGACCCTGCAGGTCGAGCGTACACAATATAGTTCGTGTTTGCTGAAGTCCACTTTGCACTCAACGTGATACAGACCGCAACTGCATCCGTCGGATAACCAAACATGGTTGGTGTGATTGTGTACGTCCCGACTGACTTCGCGTCACCATCCCAGTCGGTGTGCGTTAGCGGATTGACCAGCGGAAAGAGTCTTGCAGCCATTCTTCCATCGCTCTCACTTATAATAGCCTGTCACATATAGGTATGTGGAAGTCGTACCGGCTCCAGCTACGATTACCTGAAATGAACCATCGTGCCAAAGAGGAACTTTGAAAACTCGTTCGGTCGGAGTGTTGGCTACCATTGCCCGTACTGCAGAGTTTGCATTCGAAACTGTGCTAACTGACTTCGTTAAGAGGTAATTTCCATCAGCCGCCGCGCTCCAAGTGGCCCGAACCAGCAACTCAATGGCTCTTGCATTTGCAGGGTAGCCAAAGTGTCGTGGGTAGATTGTATAAGTCCCAACAGCCTTTGCATCGCCGTCCCAATCGGTACTCGTCAGAGGTGTTGTGAGTGCGTAATACTTATAGCCCGTCTGACGGAAAAAATCCTTCGTGCGCTCAAAAACAGTCGAGAGGAATGTCTCTACCTCTTCAGGAAGCACATTTCCCCATCCTGCGAACGGGCCAATCCTACCACAGAGGTAACTTGCAGGATTTCCTGTATCATCAAAACCGGCACCGATACCAAATTTCACGGTCCCAGCATACAGGCTATTAAATGTTGTTGCTTGCGTTCTGCTATGGAGTGATGACTCGGCAGCGCTAGCCCAGTAAATCCGAATATCTGTACCAGGATTGAAGTATCCCGCTACAAAGTAAAAACGGCCTGGCTGGACTTCATCCGTATCTACATTAACAAATGACGTCCCGCTATTTCCCGTCTCTGATATACCCCATCTGAACTTCCGTGTTGAGGCAAGATACTCTATCCCCCATGAGTGGTACGTAGGCCATTGACGCCGACAGACAACTTGACCTGACTGCGCTCTGTCCACAGATACCCAGCCATACACCAACCAGTGCCATCCGCCAGCGCGAAAGTGGCCACTGTCATCGGAAGATAGATAGGTTGAGACGCCAGTGAAGTCCCCAAACGGGCCACGGTACGGCGTGAAAGCCCAGTTTGTTCGGTTCCATGAGGCTGCGGTCAGACCCAGAATAGAAGACCGGACATCGCCCCAAAAAGCAACGCCAAACCCGCTATAGGCCCACAGCATCGTTCCACTTGTCAAGCCATATGGTTGAATAAACAAGGCAAATGGATCTCGCTCAGCACTAAACTGTTCGCTATCTGTAAAGTAGCCAGCCAGTGACCCCGCTAGCGTCTCAGTATCTGTGAACTCCAGTCCATTCTCATTGGCATTTACCCGCAGGAGATTGCCGCTTTGCTCAACATAGGATGATGGGCAGTCCTCTAGCTCAGTGAACGTCCCACGAGCTGCAGTTGAAACTGGCAGGACGAGTGTCCAGGCAGAACCGTTCCACATAAAAGTCTGCTTCGTATCAGTAGTGATGAACAGCTGCCCATAAATGCCGCTCGCTGGTATCTCAGACGAGGTTCCTACCATCACACTCGGAGCATTATAGCGTTCCATTACGCTTCCCTGCTTTAGAATGTTACCTGATAAATCACTTCCAGTCCAACAATATATATGACTCCTTCGAAAGTGTCAACCTTGTACGACCTGGTTACATAGAAGTGGAGGAACCGAAACTGTCCTTGCTCGTATGGATTGGGAGTGCTTTGAAAAGAATCGAGTGTCCAGACTGCTGGGCTACTTACCTCAATCATGTTCTCGCCAAGCCTGGGCGTATGGGTAATCACTTGTGACCTCAGAATAGTAGGAGAGGCGTAGTCCCGATGACGTCTCTCGAAAAAGCGGAAATCAATCCCAACCTCACCGCTTCCCGTCGGTGGGTCACAGATAAAGAACAGACGTGTTGATAAGATAACACCACTGCTAACATCTAATTCGACCGGTATTGGTGCGAGCCAGTATAGAAGCCGGACGTCACTTGACGTTGGCTTGCCTACCTTGCAGCACAGCCGCCCACTCCTCACACTCCAGCCGCTGGTCGTGCACATAGGAGGCAGGAAAAAGCGCCGCTGGGTAGAGCTAACATTTGCGGGAACAATGCAACCGAGCGAAAGCGAGGCATCTGACAATGTCACACCATCTAACATCGCGCTTCCGGAATGGAAGTGCTCATCCACTAAATCGAGAAGGTCGTTATAGTCAGATGGAACTGCAGGCGAACCAGCTTGAACTGTCATCCTACGTTCCCCAAAAGTGCACAATAAACCCCTGAACTAAGTCGAGGCCTCCTGCTGTATAACTGCGAGGCTCTTCGTTCTTGTGTAAGTACAAGATTACAAACAGGATATCCTCTTCCGTGATGCTGCTTACTATACCTTCCTTTGAAAAAGCAGCAAGCGCTTCGCTCCGTGGAAATATCGTCTCATATCCAAAACACGAATAATTCCAGAAGCTCTCGTAGCTGTTTCGGACGAGCGTCTCGGATGAGAGGTGGGTTGTTAGTCCCTTAGTTGGCATCTTAGCAAATGCAACCTCAACCGAATATGCCTGCCGCTCTCCATACCAAAATCCATCTAGACTAGTTCCCAACATGATTACTTCAACAGACATAGGTGCAAGCCCAGATGTCATCTCTTTTGGTACTGCGCATGCACCCACTATTGCAAACTTCTTCTTAGTATTGGGGACACGAATGCCAAAGCCTAAAAACTCCTCAAAGTTCAATAGGCTTCCATCTGATGAGATGCCTCCAACCACGGGTACAAAGACGGACTTGCGAAGCATCTGTCTCTTCGAACGAGGTAGGCTTGACGGAACCAAAGAGAGCTGCGTCCCATCATGCTCAAGGCCAGTGTGTAGATGACCGAGTGGTGAAACGACCAGGCTCCGTAAACGAACCTGTTGGTTGGCTCTCATCACATCTTCTAAGCTAACCGCCTCAACATGTAACGGCTTGTCTTGTAGGCCGAAACGCTCCAGAACAACGTGTGCCGGGCTTCCAGGGGTAAGAGCGGCATGGTACCGCTTGATGGCAGCCAGCGAGCCAGTCCCTTCAGCTGTCGAAATACCCATGGGTACTGCATCGCATGTTAACTGTAGGAGAGTTGTTCCATGGCCTGAAAACCAATGCTCAATCTCATCCACCACTTTGAGGGTCGGTCCCGATGATGGCGCTGTAGTGGTACATGCTAAACTTACGACAGTCGCAAGAAAATCGTGTGGTGTTACAGCATCAAATGCAAACGACCTCTCTACACCCTGTGTCTCATGATGGAACAAGTCTAACTTCTGATAAGTTCGCTTGGTCTCAGTTTCCCACAAGACTTGTCTGAATGGATAAATAACTTTCCCACCAGTCGTAAGCTCTTCAACCCAAGCGTCGCCCCTTACCCACTTGAAGACAGCGGATGAACCTGCACAAGTAGCCATCTCCGAGCTAGTCCAGTGGCTTTCATCCCAACTCTTCCCGCCGGTGAACTCAAGGCGGCTTGACACGGGACATTGCTGAACTTGTACACCGCTTGGCACCATGTTCCCATTCACCCGTATCCTGTTGCAGGCACGGAAGAGGAGCGCATTAGAAGGTGCTCCCTCAAGCACCAAATTGTCAATCGTACAGTCAAAGGAGTTCTCACTAACCACAGGATAAACTCCGTCATATAGAGGGTCAAGGAAGACAAATCTGCAATCGTCCAGACGAATTCGGCTTGACTCTCGAATAAGTGGCGCATCGAAATAAAAAGAGCAGTCTTTAAACGAGATATTTCGGCATCGATGAGTTAGTGTTGAAGCAGAGTAAAAACAGGAAGAGTTAACTGTAGTCCAGTCCAACAGTTGACAGAATATACCGTAAAAGAAACCCCAGTCCTTTACCCCACACCCGTTCATGCGGAAGTTGTTAATGCTAGTGCCATCCTCACCCGATAGCTCCCAGAGGACTGCAGATTCAAGTGAACATCGGTCAAAGAGAATATCTCTGCTCCCCGCCACAGTTGAATAGAAAGCGGCCTTTCCCTCAAGCTTTGCGCCATGTAGCTCAATTTCATACCTTGCGGACGATGGTGCGACAAAGACGTAACCAAATGGTGTGCCAAACCCGCCTTCTTGAGAACGAAGCAAGACTGGTTTCGTCAGAAAGATGATATCAGCACCCTGTGCCAGAGTGTCGTATAATGGTGGGTCTAAAACTAAGACGCGACTCCCAGAACCACTTGCGAGCGTATGTGTGGCGCCATGGGAAGGTATAAATACCTTTTGCCCAGCAGCGAATGTAAAATCAGAGTCAACCCAAACTGTAGTGCTTCCAGCGCCAGCACGAGTTGTGGCCTTCATCAGCGTAGGGACTGACATATCACAATAAACTTTCACCTGCGCCTCTTGGCCCAGATGAAACAAGGTTTCAGAGAGGCCAACAAACTTAATTCGTTCTGCACCTGACTTGAGGGTAACTGGATTATCCTCACTTCCGAGTATGACTTCCCCAATCCCATAGACTTCTGAGCCCTCAATATGAATGTAGGTTGTGACTTCGAGCTGAATCGTGCTTGCAATGTTGCCAGGGCAATATAAAGTCCCGCCTGTGACATTAATTGTCGAGAGTGCGTTGGAACCCGTATACGACTTATCCAGTGTAACAGTGATGCCAGATGGAATGATAACTGTATCGCCCGCTGCTGGAATACCAGTGTCCCAGGTGCTTGCTAAACTCCAAAGTCCACTTTGAACTGCTGTTCTAGTTGCCATCTTATGCTGGCTTCAGCTCCTCCGTTTCGTACTCAACCGGGAGTGAGGCGGGCAGCTCACTGTCGAGCCACAGTGCCAAGGACACGTACGTCTGGTATAAAATACTGTTCACCTTCCGTACGCCGACCATCACAATCACTTCCTCTGACAGCTCACTCTGGTTCTCCCAGTACACATCCACCACGTTCCAAGCTTTAACACCCCAGTCGTTCATCTTAGTTGGGCCAGGACTGCTATTGGCAAGCACATCTCCTGAGAGGCTATATACACGACACCATGGGATGTACTCAAGGCGAGTTGAGTCTAAGGACGCCCAGTCAAGGTAGAAATACATCCGCGCGACGAGGCGCCCTGAGCCCGGAACCGTAGTCCTGGCCAAGAGGCCCACTGGAGCCTGCAAGCCAGAAATCTCCACTGTGGGACCCTCCATTAACTTGAACACCGGAACTCCAGCAACAGTTGCCGAACCTGGCGGGCTGGCCTGTAATACCGCACTTCCACCGCCTGTAATGGAGACTGTTCCAACCGGTGAAGCTGTCGAGTTCCTAATCCAAACTGACTGAAGCAAGCCGCTCAGCTGATATTGGAACTTGGATAAATCATAGAGCGAGCTCCAGTTGAAAGTGCACTCTTCCAATCGAATGTTCCCAGGCCGCTGAAGTATCGCAGAACCTGTGAATGTGCAGGAGTAAGCTAGAATGTTATCGCTGCTGCTTGCTAAGTTCTGAAGGACTGCACTTCCAACGGCGCAATCAGAACATCTACTGAAAACCTGCTGGTATCCTCGAACATCAGCCCACACAGTCCCACCCCAGACCTTGCTATTGTGGCAATTCTCGAATAGGGCTGTCTGCCCACCTAGCATTACGATACAATTTTCCACTGAAACATCTTGAGCCTCAGATATCAGAGCTGGCCCATATCCAATATCTATAAACCCACAGTTAGTGAGTGAGCAGTCGAAACTGTAACTAATAAAATCGTGTGATGCACCGCTAATTACGAATGCAGAGTTGCTAATCGAAACGCTCCCCACACGGAAAAAGAACCGGTCTGCGCTGCTAAGGCTAGCATTCAAACTGCAGGCATCAAAACTTCCACCATATCTTGCAAATGGGTACCAATTCGACCATCCTGCCGTCCCATAACAGTTAGCGAAAAGTCCCCAGTTTACATTAGCAAACCGTACCCCAGTTACTGAGAGATTCGGCTGGATGCGGTTGAACGGGATTGCACCACCGGACCCGTCTGGCATGATTAAAACAGGCATTGTCGCACGGAGCAAAAGGCCACCAGGTGGCACACTACCGCTTAAAGTGGGGGTGAAGCTCAAGACATGGGTACTTGGATTATAGCCAGTTGCAGTGATATATTGGTAGCTAAGTGTTCCACCTGAGAGGACTGAGATGTAAAGCCCGAAGTCACTTCCGACGGTCCCCAGATACGGCGCGTTCAGAGTAATAGAGCCAGCCCCTGCTGGTGCACTGCCAGTTGTGCAAAAGATTGGCGTACCCGCTGAACCGAAGGCTGAGAACAAGGCTGTATCTGATGCTAGGTTGAAGATAGTCACAGGTGGAGTAGCGTTCGTAGGCGAAGTTGGACAGTATGAGTAAACTTGCGCGTAGTAAAAATAAGGTGAAGGGCCAAAGGGGATGGGACTTTCAGGCTCTCCGATTGTGACTGTCCCATTGATGACTATTGAACCCGCATAGGTTGGCCCACCAAGGAAAAGACACGTTGCGGTGGAGTTAGAAAACCTGAGCTTCCCATTCACCGTTACCGTCCCAAGCCCACTTCCCCAACCAAGCTGGCTCACGTCGAAGACCACATCATGCTCGGCGTTGATAAGCACTGAGTCGCCTGCAACTGGGACTGTTCCGCCAGCCCAGACTGAGGGACTGCTCCAGTTTCCTGATGCGACAGTTGAACGGAGGGCCATTGTCACTTCACTCCATACCGAATGAGAAAGCCTAAAAAGTTCGGAGTTCTTGGGTACGTATCAGAGTAAGCGCCAGGGTTACGTGTGTAGCTTAGGAAATAGACCCGCGATGTTGAAAGTGCTCCCAAGTTGCAAGTCCCATAGAGGACAACCTCATTAGCAGCTGCTGAGCCTACTGTTCCACCACCACCTGTAAAAGTAAGAACATCGGGGGTAGCTGAGGTGTTAGCAAGCTGGGAATAAACTGTACCACAAAGGCTCACAGCCTTATTCGTCTCGGTCGCTGTTCCCCAACGGATTATCGCGAAAGCCGACCCTGTTGTTGCATAGGACGGCGGCGACCAAATAGCATATGCGACCACTCGTAAGGCTGCAGTTCCAACAGCCGTCCCTAACTGAATGTAAGGCCACAGAAAGCTAGTGCTCAACGTCCCCCCCATGCACACAGTGCCATTCTGAGTATAGACCATCGCAGGCAGGAAATCCGTTCGCTCATAGGCAACAAAACTGGAGAGGCTTACAGCACCACTGCTGATAGAGAGTGGACTGAGGACATTGCCTTTGTCACCTCCAGAGTGGTCATGGTACTGTGTGATGTCTAGTTCGATGTTCGCCAGGTCATCGGCTTTGATGTTATTGCCAGGACTCACAGGGCTTGAATGTGCCGTCATGACCAGACCCCTTCACCCCAGTTCACATTCTCTGAGGTCTTGCCAGTATCAGCCGCCCACTTAGCAGGAAATGGCACAGTTGTAATCTCACTCTCATCAGTCCCAAGAAGCGCACGTGACTCTGTCATAGTAGTCCAGGTTAGAAGCTTTCTCGGCGCATACTTCGGGAAGACATGATGCGCCCTGTCCCAAATCTCCGCTATCATATCTGAGAGCTTCATTCAATCACCACTGTATAGTGAGCGTTCAGAACTTCCTGCCACTCTTTCGTGACAGGTGTCCCAAAAACTCCCCGTGTCATCATCTCACCATTCTCACCATATATCGAAATATAATCTACATACTCATTGAATGGAGAGGCCTGAGGGCTGTGGTATAGTAGAAAGTACTGAAACGGCATCAGTGGATAGCCCACTACGGTACCAGCATTCGATAGTTTCTCTGAGAACAAGTGCCAAGTGTTAGCCGAGCCTGGCACCCATTGGAAAAGGTAGTAAGCTGAACCGCTATTGCCAACGCGAACCCACACAGTTCCGATATCTGTCGAAGAACGGTACCAAAACTGTAGCCTGTCAGAAGCAGACCAGACAACGGAGCTGATGTCAGGTGTGGATGGAACTAATGCAGTACCTTGAAATGCCACACTTCCGCCTGCTGGCATTTGACAGCGCAAGCTTGCCGCGCCCTGCATCACATAAGATGTCTCCGAGACAAGCGTTCCGTCTGAAGACCAGCCCGCCGTGCCATCACATGCCGAGAGAACCGATTGCTTAGCAGGCTCATTGAAAATCCCAAACTCGTACCAAGTCCCATTCGCTTCTCCAGCCGTGAACACAGCTACAAGCCTGGCTGTTCCAGGATTGGTGACCCATCCACCTACGAAGGGCCCACGGTAGAGCTCGCAATCTAACGCAGTCTGGGCTGAGCCTGGGGTGCTTGACCCAGTCCCCACCGCTAGATACGCCCAACCAGGGGATGTATTACCAGCGATTGCTGTAAGAAGCGCATCACGCCCTTCGGACGTAATAATATTCTTCGCCGCTAAGCTGCGAATATCAATCGAACCGCTAACTCTTAGCTTCTGCATCCTAGCCTCACCAAGAAACCCAAAGCCTCCAGCCAGTCTCGCAATGGCATGTTGCTTCTGCCAGCGATATAACTGACTGGTTGCTCTTTTACTATAGCACCACTGTATAAAGCACGCAAGAGAACTTCTGCTTGCCAAACGTGCCCTCTGTAGCGAAAGTCCTTTCCTAAGAGGCTGATGAGCAAGTCCCGTGAGAAAAGGCGAAAACCAGACGTCCAATCGGCTACCGCAAAACCAGTTAGCCTGTTACAGGCTTGGCTGAACATTAAAGATGCAAAGCGCCGCCAGGAACGACCAACATAGATTAGCCGCATCCCAACTACAAGGTCAGCTTTCAGGCCAACGAAACTCTGTCCTTCCAGCGGGTCGAAGCTGTCTCCTGCGTCGCACTGGAGCACATAGTCAGCACCAGCCAGGACTGCATGTTTCCAACCTGTCATGAGCCCTTCACTTATTGTGCAAGGCTTTTCGATAACAGTGGCACCCCGTTGTTCAGCTATCTCAGCAGTGCCATCAGTAGAGCAATTGTCCACGATAATTACATCCTGGCAGCCTGCTAGCCGAAACCCCAGCACTAAATGTCCAATGCTCTTCGCCTCGTTCCAAGTTGTCGCAACCCCCACTATCTTAGCCATCTTTCACTCGTTTGGATGGTAGAACGTAACATCTGGCTTCAGAAACAGCTTCACGCCATTTAGCCGAATGTCTCGACACCAGCCAACAATCCCGTCGCAGATTACAGGATTGGTTGGGTACCGCGCAGCTCTGGCAACCCACGCTGGCATCACGATGCATGAACCAGCCGACTGGATTTCATACAGGCCCTGAGCTGGCCACCCCCTATAATAAGGAGGAAATGCGGAAAAGCACGCACCGTTCAGCTCGCGGAAGCCCCAGACATCATAGAACCGATTCGTTCCATAAGCCAATATCATCGGTGCCACAGCAACCTTCTCGCTTACGCAATCAAGCAGATCTACCATGCTATCAACAGCCCAGATGATGTCTGTCTCAACCCAGATGAACTTTTCCGCTGAGGCGGGTATCGCCTCCAGGACTTTGTTCGCACACTTTGAAATCCGAAGCCACCTAGCAGGGTGGTCAACATGTCCAAATGTCTCATTGCCTAAGTTAAGTTCAAGCTTAGTGAGCCATGGATAATCGACATCCTCCATAAATGGCTTAGTTCCATCCGTCGAATCGCCCTCCAGAAGTATCACATGTAAGCCGCCATTAAGGGCTTTCCATAGCCGTTCACAGCGCCAAAAGTAGTTCGCAAGGTATGCAACTCCATTACGGACAATCGAACCCAACACAACCATTCTAAATCTCCCCCCACGGCTGCGAGGTAAACTGAACTTCATCATATTCCCAAATCCCATCAGGATGAACCTCGAACTTCCGCGTAACTTCAGTAACCCAGACTCGCTGTGGCATCTTTGTAGTATAGTTCGACTTTACCCAGGCCCTTACATCGTAAATGTCTCGGTCGGCTGAGTAAATAGTGAACCACTGACCTGGCTTCCAAGCCCCGTAATCCTGAGTCCGAAGCACCATGCTTCCACTGATAACAGGCCATGCTGTTCTAGCTAAAATCATCTCGCCTAAACGTAGGATTGGAAGTTCATCTGAAACCCTATAGTCCGAGGCTGACATGTACATCTCATGACGGCCATCGCTGGACTCACGGCGCGCACACTCTCGTATTGAATCCTCATCCATTACAACCACAACTCGGTCAGGGATTTCAGGATGGTAATCCACTCTTACGGTATCGCCTGGGCCTGGCATATCAGATGTTGGAAACCTAACACCCCAGTTGAATGTGCATAGGTAGGCCACACCCGGAACTCCCGTTACAGAAGAAGGTGAACCATCTAGCGGGTCCTCCAACAGCAGCCTCTTAACCCAATCGGTCCCGCCCTCTGGCTTTACGTAAACTTCAGTATCCTCGATGCTAAATGGAGGCATCGGTAGCTTGAAAAATGAAGTCCGCCCATCCGCGGTCATCTCGTGAGAATGCGGATTCCGGGACTTAGAAGAGAAATCCTTGATAATTACAACATTCGCCTGCACCGGTTCAACTGAAATCGAAATGTCGCCTGGAACAGTATAACTGTCCAAGTCGAGTTCCTGAATCGGCGCGGGCTCGTCTAGGTTCGCAAAAAGCAGAACTTTTCTATCGTACGTTACGTCCCACAAATACCCAATCATCCGTGCAATGCTTGAGATAACCGAGGTAACAGTCTGGTAGTCATAGTCCTGTGGTGGGATAATCGGGCCGTCTGTAATTCCAGTCAGGTCATCAGCGAAGTCAGGTGCGAACTCCTTCAATATGGCTCGAACCCTCACACCTGCTCGCTCTTCTTCGCGAGTCGCCACGACCAAGTGGCGGTCAAGCAGATGGGTATAAGAGTTACCAGAACATTTCAGGAGTATCGCTGTTGGGCCGGACTCTAACCATGTGTTCTCAACACTTCCAATTGTACCCTCGAAGAGCTTTGCATCGCCGATGGAGACCTTGACCAACTGCCCGCTTAGTGGAAGTTCATTAGTCTGTGTGTAACCTCGTGGAACTCGCATCGTGAAAGAGAGCGAGTCATTTCCTGCACCTAGCCTGTCTGAGATGGACAAGTCTTGAAGACTAGCCAAGTCCCAACAGTTCAGCCATTCTACCTCGCTTCCGGCATGGCCTAGATACACACCATCTGTTCCTAGAAGTGACAAAGGTTCAGTTTCGACCACTGCATACCCCCACGCCAAAGCAGATTGGATGCCTTCTACTCCAAGAACTGCCCCACCAGCGCTGATAATGGGGCTTCCAAACGCGACTGCACTTTCAACCCCAGTCGGCAAGATGTTCTGATGCCCTGCAAGCTGAGGGGTTCCAAATACTTCTGCAGACGCAATCCCTAGTGGAATAATTCTAAGGCTAATGGCAGCCATGCCAAATGCTTCTGCTGAGGCAATACCGGTTGGCAAAATAACTTGCAGACCTATATATGGAGTGCCAAATATCTCTCCAGATTCAATGCCAGTTGGCTTGATTTCGAGGCGAAGCGCTGCTGTTCCAAAAGCCTCCTCTGAGGCAATCCCACTGGGCTGGATATTGGGTGGAAGGGATGCGACCGTTAGGCTGCCAAAGACCTCTTCACTTGGGATGCCGCTGGGTAGAATCTCCTGTGCTTCAGCAGCACCCGCAATTAGAAAGATAAGCGGCCCAGCACCCCAGGAAACTGGTGGCGGGTCCTCATCAGTCAGTGTGCCACCCTCTGTCCAGCTCCGTCCGTTCCCACTGTAATCAGCTATTCGCTCACCGCTGCCTGGGAAAGCAGGCCAAAAGCCATATAGGTTAAGAGCACGGACTGGGCGGATTGCGTTCACCTCGGCCAATATCTCAGCCTCAGAAAGTGCAGCAGTCCAGGCTTTGAGGTAGGCCACACGCCCATTTAGCGGTGTATCATTGGCGGTTGTTGCATTTCCTAGCTCCAGTCTAGTGGCGCTTCCACGGCTTCCCACATTGTTTGTGTTTGTCAGTATCAAGCTTCCATTGACGTATAACTTCAGTGACGTGGTGCTCTCGCGAACCATCGCCACATGGTACCATGTGAGGGTGGAATAAGAGCTGCCTTCCTCCTCATAGTAACTACCATTGCTGGCACCCAATACCCATGTGCGCGTAGTTCCGGAACGATGAAGCTGAACATAATCAGCCACACTCGCTAAGTTGTTGTTATTGAGCGCAACAAAGGTGCCCCAGGTGTCAGACACGTCAGATGAGACATACACCCAACCCATGACTGTATAGGCCGAGTTGACATTCGGTAGGTCGGATGTCCTCAGTAGTCTGTCAGCAGCAGCGTCAAATCGTACAGCCATTTACGCTCCATCGCGAAGCTCAACTGCTAGCACATAACAGTCACCAGCCGCTGTATCATTTGCATTATCCGCGTCACGGTTCAGTGATAAGCGGAAATAGTCAGCAGCTGCCATGCTGTCATTTGTCATAAGTGTGATGGAAAACTGCTTCATGTACCCAGCAGTCGTCGGCACAGAAACCGCCCCACTTGAGTTAGCGGTATCAAATGAAGTGGCTGTGTCAAGGTCTAAAGCATCACCAGACGTAACCGCTTCGATGGCCGCTTGAAAGACTACATTGCCAGACGTGGCCGATGCCATGATGAATGAGACAGTGACACTTGGTGTCCCTGTGAAACCCTGTGGCACAACTGCTGTCCAGTAGGCAGTCTCGTCAGTACTGGCATCGAACGCTAGCACAGGTCGTCGGTTCACTAGCAGTAGTTGAGGAAAGTTCGACGTTGGGAACTCAGCGCTGAGTGGCGTAAAGACACATCGGGTAGCCACCTAACCCTCCTTTCTAGGCACCTCGGCTGAGGAGCCGTTCATAACTTAAAAATCTTGTTCGAGCCGTTATCCCAGGTCACAGTGATATCCCCACCGTTCGGTGTAACAGGCAGGCCAGTGGCAGTGTCAATGTAAGCAATCAGATTTGAGGTTGCTTCATTGCCTGTCCACTTGCAGATGATGAGGGCCTCACTTTGGTCACCCGTCACGCTTGTAAATGTTACATCATCGGCGTCCGCCACACCATCGGTTGCTGATGTATTCGTCAGAGTTGCATAGGCGACGCGTGCAGCACTAGGGACATCGTTCAGGTAATCATGAGACGTTGAGAACGTGTAGTCAGCTGTATCAATCAGATATACTCGAAACGTATCTGGTGAGGCACCGCCCCAGTGGATGCTTCCAGTTAGAAACCCATTTCGACCAGCAGGGTAAAGTTGATTAGCCATCTTCTTACCTCCTTATGTTGTCACAAAAACTCTTCTACGCCTCAACTGAGAGGCAATCCGTTCCGACAAAATATCTGCTAAGTATTCTGCATCATCAGGACTTAGGAAGGTGTTTCCAGTGATTGTAATCTGAATAGTCGTGCCTGGCCCACTGCCCTGTAATAGTACAGGTACGGCACCATGCACAAGTGGGATAACTGCTTCGGGGCCAGCTTCTGCAATTGTCCTAACTTGTGGCCTAGTGAAAATACCACCTTCTTGAGCGCCAGGCGGAACGTTCCGCACTGGTGTCCCTGTTACTCGGCCAATGTTGCTCAATATCCACTCAACATTGCTTCGGATTCTATTCAAGAGGTCTCGCAAGGCTTCCAGCGGGCCTTTCATAAGCGACCAGATGCTCTCCAGCGCCCCTTTCAACCTATTCCAGGCTGCCTCAAGCGCACCAGCTGTTCTGGACGTCCCAAAGACCTCCTCCCACTTAGTTCTGATTTCCCCAACCAGTTCATTAATCCTCGTCTTCATCCCGGAGATGAAGTTCTTGATTTTCTCTGTTACATTTGTGCCGAAGCTGGAGGCAGCAGAGGCCATTGCGCCACCTGCAGCAAAGACACCATTGAACACGTCTCGAAGCCCGTTCACAACCGGCACCCAAACGTTGTCACGGAAACCGGTGATAGCATCCGTGAGAAACTGTAAGACATTTGCACCGACAGCAGAGGTGATAAGGGCAAGGGCACCACCTGGACCAAATACACCTGTGAAGCTCACCTTGACTTGCTCGATAATGCTCTGAGCCGAGTCCCGCATGCTCCTAAAGGCATTCGGAATTGAGACCGTGAAGAAGTTTGAAATCGAGGCCGCAACAGAAGCAGCGGTTGTCTGGACTGGCCCGCCTGCTCCAAATGTCCTACTAAAGAAGTCGCTAACGTTCTGGACAGCGGTATTTGTCCAGTTCTTCATGCTGGTAAAAGCGTCGCGAACAGGTTGGCTTGTTGTTTTATCCGTCTGGCTTGCAACAGACGGAATCCCCCCGCCAGGCCCAAGCGCCGCATCGAATGCCCTAAACGAAGCCGTGGAGTTCTCCTGGATATCCCTTGCAAGACTGTCGAAAGTAGCATAGCAGGGCTGGGCTGCTTGCGGGAGATTCTGGAATACGCTTTCAAACCTTCCACCTGGGCCAAATGTCGCGGTGGCCTCTTCCAGCATCTGAGAGTTGTAATATTTGAAGCGGTCCGGAACAGTAAACGAGGTTGTGAAGTTTGTTGTAGCAGTTGTACCGGCTCGCAGGAGAACCTGTCCGAACTCCTGCTCCATGCCTTGTCCAGCCTGCACAATGTCGTGGCTGCCGAGGCCTACCCTATTTCTTAGATTGTCGAATAGATTTGACCAACCCTGGGTTAGTTTGCCCTCCCATCTCTCGAAATCATCATACATCTGTTGGAAACTAGCCGTAAGTGCGTCTTGGTCTTCAGCTAGGCGGTCCTGCAAATGTGCTGTTGGAATTATCAGGTCAATAAGACCTGCGACCCTCGTTACAAATGACCAAACAGTGGTAAGAAGGAGAGAAATGCCGCCTTTTAGAATCTCTACAAGCCCTTCCACGACTCTCAGAGCAGAGAGCAGGATGTTGGCCTCAATGTGTTTGAACTCAGCCAGAACACCTGGGATTCCATCGCGAATAGCTGCGATAATCAATCTAGGAAGAAAAGTCAACGAATGAAAGTATAGTTCGGCAATGCCTCTTACAACATCTGCAATTCCCCGAAAGAACACAACAACTGAAGTTAAACCTCCCATGAGGCTTGACACAAAGGCCCTGATTTGTGTAAGAAGTGTGTGAATAACATCGGCAAGTATGGCTCTCGTGCCACTGCCAGAAGCGCTCACATGTCCAAAAACTTCACTGAGGACTCGTAAGCTGATGCTGAGTGTTTTTAGCAAACCCGTCAGTGGTTCTATCGCGAAAGCGATGTCATCAATTGTCTGCTTCAGGCCACTTAGCTTGGGTTCAGCTTGCTCAGCATTCGTTCCAACCGGCGCAAAGGCATCCTTTAAGTTCCCAAGCGCTCGGCTTGTGTTCTCCGCTGCGGTTTTGAGGTCTTCTATGACCTTCTTTACATTCTCTAGCTTAGCAAGGTCTGGCAGGTTCGTAACGAGGTCTGTGATTGCCTTCCCAATCCCTGCGATTGTCTCGCCAATCGTCCCGTCTTCCTTGAAGCCAAAAAACTCCGCAAGCTTCGTCTGCAGGTCTTTCGCAAAGTTCGGAAGCGTGATAGATAGGAAGTTGTCAACCTTCTTCCGTGCTTCTTCTCCAAATGTGTTGCCCACCCACTCCAGAAACTTCTTCTTGGCCTCCTCCAGGTGCGGTGCAACATATGTTCCCCAGACTGTGTCCCAGTTCAGCCCAATTTTCTTCCAGGTATCTTCCCAGAGCTGTGGGATTTTGTCCCACTCACCCGTGAGTGCTAGAACCAATGACTGCACAAGGGTAAGGGCAATTGTTATAACGGTGCCGAGTGTCGCCCCTACAATAGCGCCCAGTGCTCCGAACACATGTTCGAAGGCATCAGCAAGTGGCTGGAGGGCAATCTGGAGCTTCTCAAAGTGCGCCACAATGTCATCCACTTTCTCCTTGATAAGCGGAGCGAAAGTGTTGAACCCATTGACGATGCCCAGCAGGAAAGCTCGGATTGGCTGGAGGAAGAACTCAGTGAAGAGCCACTTGAACATGCCCCAGAACTTCTCAAGTGTCGTGATAACCCAATCCAAATTCGGCACCAGGTTGAGGAACAAGTCCTTGGCGGCCTGTAACAGGTCTTGAAAGGTCAGAGACTTGAAGTCCCCTGCTAAAGCACCTAGTCGATTGGAGAGCTCTTTCGCACCGCCAGCAAGCGTCTGGATACCCACACGAATCTGTCGGACCCACATGAAGAACCGCTGGAGGGCACCGACAACCCTTTCCACAACTCGGCGCAGAAGCTCGAATGCTACCACCAAACCAGCCTTCAACACCGTCGCGATGAACTCAAGCTCTGGTGCAAACGTCGCCAGGAGCTGCTGAAACCTCATCATAGTCCTCTGCCAAGCGAGGCCTACATCAGACGCTGCCCATAAGTACCTGACGAACTGAGCTACCGATGCTACAATATTTCCAAGCGCGTTGATGAGAGGTGCAACTAGACCTGTGGCAATCGGTTCTAGCAAGGTCTGCCAGAAGAGCTCAGCTGCCGAACTTACGCGCTGCAAAGCCCCTGAGACTGTCTTGACACGGGCGTCCAGAGAATCGCTGAAGCGCCCCATCACTGCGTCCAGAACCGCTGTTCGCCGCGCAGCGAAGTCAAGGGAGTTGATGTGGCTGTCGAGCACGATACCGTATTCCTCAAGGGCGGTGACATTCCCTTCTGTTGTCCCAATGGCGTCCGCGAGTGTGCTGACTGCTTCGTCTAGGCTAATGTTCCAAGCGTTCGAGAGGGCAATTGCAGCCTTCAGTGCTTCACCATATTGGTCCAGAATCCTCGCACGCCAGAGCTCTAGCAGCGCCTTATTAACATCCTCGATAGCGAACCCATAGCGGACCGCCCAATCAGCTGCTGCTAACCAAGCTGCCGCACTCTCGCGTAAGGTGCCACTCGCGCTTTGGAAAACCCGGAGCGTCCACTGCGCAGCATTGCCAGCACTCTGAAGCTTCTGTATCAGAAACTCTAGAGCACGGCCTGCATATTCAAGGATGGCCTCGAATGCTCGAACCACCCCACTCCAGATAAAACTTACCAGCTTCTTAAGGGCTGAAATCGCGATATTCCCAACCCACTTGCCAAATTGGAGCAAACGTTCCCAGGTGGCTTTAAGCACGCTTCCGAGAAAGCTGAGCGCCCTTGAGAATAGCCCGACCGCGATACCCACCCCCATCATGGGTATCCAGACCTTCAAGAGCGCGCTCCTCATAAAATAGGTACCCATTGCGACACCGAGCAAAGAACCCCGTGTGGCTGATAGGCCTACCATTAGGCCCTGAGTTGCGGAGTTCAGAATATCGATAGCACGGGAAGTCTCATAACTGTGGGCAACGGTTGAACGGAAGCCTCTGGCCTGCTGGGCTGCCGCAAGCTGTGCCTCACGCCCTGAACGCTGGAGGAGCTTCACTGTGGAGACTAAGCCCTGCTGTAGAAGCCCACTTGCTTCATTCGCCTCGATTTGTTTGATGATGAAATCACGGAACTGGTCTGCTGTGAACTTCCCAGTATAGCCAAGTGCTGTGATGATAGCGTTTAGCTCTTCTGTGGACATCCCCATTACGTGGGCCGCGCCTTCACCCGCCTTAAGTGCTGTGGCCAGCTCGGCAAGCGACTGGATAAGTTCTCCAGTGCTTGCCTTCAAAACGTCCACCGGCACTCCAAGTGCGGATGCTAGCTGTCTAATTTCGGCTTCAGTCAGGGCTGCCGTGTTGGAAAGCTCAAGCAAATCTACGTTGAAATCGTAAACTGGAACCTCAGCCATTGCTTCAGCTGCCTCTTGAACAGCGGCAGCTTCAGTTTGAACTGCAGAAGTGGCAGCGGTAGCTGCAGGTGCAATACCCTCTCGAATTGTGGATGCAGCGGTGGAAGTGGTGCTGGCGAGGTTCTCCAGCAACCTCCCAAGCTCAGCTAGAGGCCCTGCCACACGCGTAACTTGAGGTTCGGAAGTTGCGATTGCCTGTGATAAGTCGCCCCAGCCTACTGTTGCAGCAGCTGTTCCCTCCGGTATCGCACCTGTTGAGATAAGCATCTGGGTTACAGTCTGCTTTGCAACGTCTGCCATCCGTCGGAGCTCTTCTGACGTTGCGGTTGTCACATCTCCCATCTGGCCGATAACTGCGCCTATATCAATCCCGCCTGTCGGCATCTCGATACCGGATAGGGACTGGACAATCGTCTGAGCAACGTTGCGGGCTGACTTTCCAATCATGTCTAGGAACGAACGGAGCTGTTCCTGGATTGCCCGTATCTGGTCCCCGCCCGTCGCGCTTAGTTCAACTTGAAACCCAACAGTCTCATCAGGCATTACTTCACCTTTAAAATCGCATCACGAACCGCTCGCCCTAAGAGGCGATTTGTCACCCCGAAGTCTGTCTCCTCCAAGACAGCCATAACCCAACCACGGCCATACACGCCCCGTGTCTTTAGTTTCTTATAGATTGCCGGGACAGAACTCTCTGGAATCCCGCGTTGTTTAGCCCAGAACTGAATGTTACGAAATGGAATCTTGGCATACTTTGTGCTGGTGCCAAGTGGCTTGTTCAGAACTTTGCCATACAGAGCTGGTGCGCCACCATATGCAAATGGGCCGAAAGAACGGCTCACGCCTACTGTGAATGACCTTACCACGCCCGCACGGACTGTACGAGGAGTTGCATCCGCGACAGCAATTGACCTAGCCAAGTAGCCTGTGTTAGTGATGGGAGCTGAATAAGTTGGCGCTGATACAGGGACCTGGCGCAGTCTTGCTGCAAAGATTGAAGCGATTAGGTCGGAAGCTTGGATGTGAAACTGGATAGCGGCCTCGGTCAGTACTCGCATGTCAGCGCCTGTGGTTGAATCAGCCAGTGCGCCTAACTTGCGCAAAACTGACCAGGCATCTTCGCTCACCTCAATTGAAACAGCCGGTGCTACAGCCGACATGAACGCATATCCCGCCAGCCGAAGCATGGCAGCTGCTGTTGCATATGAAAGAGAAGAAGCAAACGAACGAAGAAGCGATGTTTTGCACATCGCGTTTACTACCCTGAGCGCATCGCCAAGGCCAGCATAGTTGACTGGCAGCCGAAGGACGGGCATCTTTGACACGCGTTGTCCAATTGCTTCTAGACGTGCGAAGTCATCAAGCGCTGACTGTCCTACACGCCCCATCTGGTTATACGCGTCTAGTATAATCTCTTCAAACGCCTTCTTAATCTCGTCCTCTGTCATCTATGCAGCCGTCTCGGATGTGCAACATGGGGTGTTGAAGATGCTTTTGCGCGAGCTTTCCGCTGCTTCTCCTCCAACTCCTCAACTTTGTGTTTCATATTCAACACCCGAATTATCCTGGAGAGGTTCTCCATCGTGAACTCCGTCTCAATCTGCTTCTCCGTCCACCCATACTGAATTTGGAGCAAAACCAGGTTTAGCCAGTCTGGGCCTTCTCCGTGCCCTCGGAGGGCGGCGAAGATTCGCTGGTTTTCGGAGGGTTTCCCTCAAGTGCTCCTCGGTCCCGCTCATTAATTTTCTGCATAATAAACGTGACCACCCCAATCGGCACGATATCTAGCCAGGCATCGCTCTTCCTGGGGATAGGAAGTGGTTTCCCATCCTCATCTGGAAGGTTCCAGTCCACCACCCACTCTTGCATCGAGACTTTCTGCTGCCCCAGCGGGTCATTTTGGTCAATCTGGTCAAGCAGCCGCTTGAACCGTCCTGGGCTCATCGAGGCTGAAGTTCTGGCTTTCACCCAATAGCCGTCAAGCCCAATTTCCGACAGGTCAATCGTTATCAGCTTTCCTTGTAGATATTCTTCCCAAACCCCCACGGCTTTTCACTCCTCTCCTGAAATGTAAGATTAGGTTGTCTCCATGTAAGTAGGCCTCTAAGTTCTCAGTTGA